CCGGGGTCACTTCCTGCAGAGGTGCGGGATGACATTGACGCTAAACTCAGCGAAGGGGAATATGTAGTCCCTGCTGATGTTGTTCGTTTCTTTGGTGTAAGATTCTTTGAAGATTTACGTTCTGAAGCAAAAATGGGCTTGCAAAAGATGGAAGAAGATGGTAGGATAGGTGGAGAGCCAATTCCTATGGAAGGTCAAGATGACATGGCACTTAATGAGGGTGACATGGCAGGTATAGAAAATATGATTGCTACTGGTGTGGCTGAAGGCGGTCTTATGGATAAGATTGCTTATACTCTAGCAAATGATAAAGCAATTAATGAGCGTGTAAACGCTAAAGGTATTTCTGTAGGTTATGCTGAAGGAGGTCTTAATATCGGAGCAGACCTTAGCCAAATTGATAGCATAATTGATAAAGCTATGCAAAATCCAAAACTTATGAAACTTGTTTCTGACAAGCTTGGTACTGTTAAAAGTACTACTACAGCCAACATGCAACCACAACAAATGCAAAATGCCAACCCTACACAGCCAGTAAAAAAAAACCCAATTTTAGCTAATGCTGGTGGCCTGATGGGTTATGCTAATGGGGGTGATGTAACAGAATCTGCAACTGGGTTTAATTTTACTGACTTTGATGCAAATGCTTACAGAGAATCTCTTTTTAAAATGTACGAGTCTGGTGGTAGCAGAGATGTGAATATGATTCTTGTTATTGGTCCTGATGGTGTTCAAATGCCTCTCTACTGGAACGATGACATGCCTTTACCAGAGGGTTACACACTTGTAAACGATCCTGAAGCAGGTGTAGCTTCTGTGGGAACAGGTGGCATGGGAACAGGTGGCGGTGGCGGTTCAGATAGGTTTGATGGGGCTGCTATTGGAGAGTCTTACACTAAACCTAATGGTGAGACAGCGACAAGAATGCCTGACTCCTTCTATGCCTCTGGGGGTGACCGAGAACAAAATGCATTTGCAGCTGCTAACTTAGCTTCGGCATCAACAACTCCTACGGTAAGTACGGGATCAAAACCTTTAAAGCTATTTACAAGTTATTCAGATAAGACTGATCAAGAATTAGCGGATTCATTAACAGCTAATAGTCGTTTGAGAAGCGGCTTTCAAGGGATGCTTCTTTCACCTGCATTTCCTTATGCTGTAGCTGCTTTGATAGGAGTAGGTATATCTAATACTAAAATAACTAACGAACTTAAAACACGGTTAAATACAGTACGAGATGAAGAGACACGCCCTGCTAACTGGGAAAATAGAGAAGCGTCTATTGAAAATGTACTTTCAGGTAAAAACTCCGATGGTTCAGAAGCTGATAGACGCCCTCTTTTATCAAAGCTTTTACGATTAAAGCAATCAAGAAATTCTGAGGGTCAGTTAAACTCAACTTTTGGAAATTTGATTCATACTGTATTAGATAAATTTGGAACTACTGTAGAAGTAAAAGAAAAAGAAGATGAAAAAAACGGTATTAAACCAGAAGACCGTGAGATTTTAACAGCCGCAGAGATTAAAATACAAAATGGTGAAGAATTAAATAGTCAACAACAGTTAGTTGTAGACACATTTGTTGAAGCAGGAGGCACTTTAAATACAGAAGCAGCTGGTGGTAGCAGTGGTAGTTCGCCAAGTTTCTTTGATATTTTTACAGGAAGAAACAGAACAGACTTTGGTACAAATGAATACACAGGTACAGGTCTTGGCGGAAAAGTTACAGGTACTGTAGCAGGTGACAATCAAGCAGGTGTCATTTCTGATGCAAGTGGTTTTGGATTAAGGGCAAGTGACATTCTTCCCGGCTTTAAAGCTGCAGAAGGCTTAGGGACTCTATATGCTAATGCTAAAGGCGAGGTATTTACAAGAGATTTTCTTGGAAAAGAAACTATTTTAAAAGACTCTCAAGGTGCTGTAGTTAAAAGAGACTCAGATGTGTTTAAAAACTTTAGTGCAGATATAACAGACCCCTCATCTATTCCTGCTTTAAACCCTTTAAGTTTAAGTAGAGAAGCCTATCAAGAAGCCCTAGATGCGGGTATGAATCCAAAAGAGCCACCACAGTTTGGGGATGATTGGATTGCAGCTAAAATTGCCAACACTAACGCATGGGGTAGGAGGTGGAATAAAAACAAAGATGGTACTTATATAACCCCTCCTGTTGCTACAGTTGCTCCAGTAATCCAATCAGAGGGTGGCAGTGATGATGGATTCGCGACTCCATTAACTTCATTAAGACCACGGGTAAGACCAAACCAAGAAGACCCCATGCCATCACCGCCAACTCCTCGAAACAAAAAAGCAGAGGATGTTGCGCCTTATGGTTCAGGATCAAACAATGAATTTGGAGTTGGTACGTATAATCCACAAACAAGGTCAGGAGGATTTGCCTCAGGCGGTTTATTATCTAAGCCTAAAAAGAAAAGCTACGCTAATGGTGGCTATGTAACTAGCAAAGAAACTAAACAGCGAACAAATGGCCTAGCTAGTAGGTCGTAACAAAGGAACTAAAAATGCCAGAAATGACAATTGTAGAAAAGCCTAAAGTATCTGGTTTTGTAAATTCAAAATATAGTAATGCTAATGAAAGGCGTATTGCTGAAGCTGAAGCAGAACTAGAAGAAATGAATACTACACAAGAAGAGGTAGAAGAACAAGATAAACCTGAGACTGTAGAGGCAAAAGAAAAAGAGCCTGATACAGGAGAGGAGCGTACATACAAAAAACGTTATGATGATATTCGTAGACTTCAAAACAATACTGCAGAAGAACTAAAAGCTCTTAAAGCACAACTAGAGAATGTTAAAGAGCAGGGCATTGTTCGCCCTCCTAAATCGGACGAAGATATTCAAGCATGGGCTGATAAATACCCTGATGTTGCTGCTATTGTAGAGACTATTGCAGAAAAGAAAGCACAAGAAAAGTTTTCATATGCAGAAGATCGTTTAAAACAAATTGATGAGATGTCAGCTAAAGCTGATAGGGACAAATCAATGGATGCTATCCGTACCTCGCATTCTGATTTTGACGATCTTAAAGATAGCGATGAGTTTCATGATTGGGCTGGGGAACAGCCTAAATGGGTACAAGATGCACTCTATGAAAATCAAGACGATCCTCGCTCTGTAATTCGTGTTATTGATCTTTATAAGTCTGATAAAGGCATGGATAACAAGTCTCGCAAGAAAGCTAGTAAAGAAGCTGCAACTGCAGTAGTTAACAAACGTGCTACTAAGCCTGACACTGCAGACCTAGATGGTTCTTTTAGTGAGTCTCAAGTCAAGAAGATGAATGACAAAGAGTTTGAAAGTAACATGGATGCAATTATGGAATCTCAGCGTACTGGAAAGTTTATTTATGATCTTTCTGGAGGAGCAAGATAAATAATTAAAATAAAGACTTGACACCCATAGTTTTTCAAGTATAACTATGGGTGTTACTACAGTTAAAGATTAAGCCCTACTTTAAGTAGCTACCTCAAATCTTTGACACTCATAAGCAAAACATTTTAGTTAAGACCTACCTGAACAACTACAGGCCCGTTTTTATAACGCTACCCTAGAAAGTACAGCCTCTTGAACTTATTGTTGCAGCTTACTTAAACCTAAGCCAAACACTTAACAGGAGGATTTATTCCATGGCTTTTACAACCGCAACGGGTTATGGCAATTTACCAAACGGTAATTTCAGCCCAGTTATCTATTCTAAAAAAGTACAACTTGCATTTCGTAAGTCCACTATTGTTGGAGATGTAACCAATTCAGATTATTTTGGTGAGATTTCTGCTCAAGGGGACACAGTAAAGATTATTAAGGAGCCTGAAATTTCGGTTTCAGAGTATGCGCGTGGCACAAATGTCACAGCACAAGACTTGCAGGACGACGATTTTAATTTAGTCATTGACAAAGCTAATTACTTTGCTTTTAAAATGGACGATATTGAAGAGGCCCACAGCCACGTCAATTTCATGCAACTTGCAACTGATCGTGCAGCCTATCGTTTGGCTGACAACCATGATCAAGAAGTACTTGCATACATGTCAGGCTACAAGCAATCTTCTTTGCACAGCAAAGGTGATACCCTTAACACTACTGTCAATGGTTCTAAGTCTGTAGCTACTGCAGGGGCGAATGAGTTGCTTTCTTCTATGCAGCTTCACAAAGGTGACTTTGGGAATATTACTACTGCCTCTGCTGGCACTCACTCAATCCCTGTGACTGCACGTATGCCGGGAGCGACTTCGCTGCCAACTGCTACCGTTTCCCCTGCAATGATTGTTGCTCGTATGAAGCGTTTGCTTGACCAACAGCAAGTTGACTCACAAGGTCGCTGGCTGATCGTGGACCCAGTGTTTATGGAAATCCTTGCTGATGAAGATTCACGCTTCATGAACGCTGATTTCGGTGAATCAGGTGGTTTGCGTAACGGTCTTGCTGTAAGCAACTTCCACGGCTTTCGTGTGTACTCCTCTTCCAATTTGCCAGCACTAGGCACTGGAGCAGGTACAGCAGGTACGGCTAACCAATTGACTAATTGCGGAATTATCGTAGCTGGTCATGACTCTGCTGTTGCTACTGCAGAGCAAATCAACAAAACTGAAACATATCGTGACCCTGACAGCTTTGCTGACATTGTTCGTGGTATGCATCTATACGGTAGGAAGATTCTTCGTCCAGAAGCAATCGTCACAGCCCGTTATAACGCAGCATAGAGAGGATATAAACTATGGCTACTTTTGACATGACTTCCAGTGATACCGCTGGTGTTGGAGCAAATGTTCTTGCTGTTCCAACAGTAGTTGGTAACGTTGTACGAACTATTGAAGCAATCTTAGATATTGATGCTATGATTGCTGCAGGTGCTACTATTGCTAATGGTGACATTTTCCAACTGTTAGAAATTCCTGCAGAATC